GAACTGCATGTGGGGGGAATCCCTCCTTTTTCATGGCTTGCAAGGGGCGTCATACTCCCCTTTCTGTTCTACCACACTCCAAGCCTTTTGTAAAGCCTCCGAGTAGTAATATCGATATCCAACATCGCCGCGCTGGATATCTTGAACAGGAACAAGGTCATGCAAGTGGAGCCCAAAAACTATTGCATGATAGTGAGGGCGGAAGGTGGTAGAGCCATACTCACCACACATGAAATACCGGATATGGTCATCCGGGAAGGCTTTCCGAAGACGCTTCCAGAAAAGTTGCATATGACGCTTCTCGAGGCTAAGAGACTGCATCGCCTCTCCGGTCTCCGGATCAGCATACCAATGACGGGGTACATGTTCTTCGTCATAGGTCAAAGTCAGGAAGTAAGCGGAATCGTGATACTCAAGTTCCATCATACAGCGATTAGCCCAATCACGGGAACGGGCTATGCGGCAGCCTTCACACTTGCCGCAGGGAATTTCAACCCAGTCAAGCCAGGTCTTTTCAGCGTAAGCGGAAATCTCGGGAACATCTGACGTACAAATGCGACCTTTTCGCAATTCCAAGTGATGAACGTCATAGGGAACTATCTTCATTTCGGCCTTGCCATTCTTGGTAAAACCGACTTGAAAACCCTTAAGGGGGTGAAAACATGACAAACAACTACCTCCAATCGCTACACTCTTAGAGCCGCAAGCTTTTCCGGACTCGGGGCCATGGAGGTGTCAGTGGGAACCAATATATCAAGATAGTATTGGTTCCCACGACCCTCCAATTTTCAGCCTCAGACGTTAACTTTTTTTGCTGGCAGCCTTACCAGACCAAGTATCACCAACAGCACCGCCAATCATCTTGGCATAATCAAAAATATTATCGCCCCAAGGGAGGCCAAGCTGGTCAAGAGCTTCACGGCCAGAAGCAAGTTCAGGGCCAAAAGCCTGCCAAGCATTAGACGGAAAACTCTCCCTTATATCAAAATCGTGTTTAAAACCAGCTTCTTGCAAATCTTTATTCACAGAAGCATTAAAGGCGGCAATATCTTTCTGCGTCATAGACTGCACATCATAACCGTACTTTTGCGCAGCAGCATGAATAGAAGCCGATACCTTAGAGGCAGCAGCAGAAGAATCGGCAGCGTACTTTGTACCAGCCAAATGAGCATCGGCGGTGTACTTCTGAGCCATAGCCTGAATGTTAGCCGTAGTAAGCTGGGTTTGGGATTGGAGTTCGGAAGTATATTTACTCATCGCTGTATATTTATCCGCAATAGCCTGATTAGACTGAGCAGAAACGCGAGTAGATTCTAAGCTAAGCAGACTAGAAAGTAAACTCCCAAACAAACCAGCAATAGCACCAGTGGAACCAGTGTCAACATTACCCATAGCACCGGAGGGGGCAGAGGAGCTAGCCGTTGCGCCAGAAGTAACAGCGGCACCGCTGCCACCAGTGACGCTAAGAACGGGATTAAGACCAGCTGCAATGAGGTCACGCACCTCTCTTTGATGGGCGGTAGAGCTCATACGCTCCTGCCAATCACGATTTTTTTGGGCCTCTCGACTGTTGTACCGACGCATGGTTTCGTACTGCGCTTCCTGCCACTCACGGAGTTTTTCAGCCTGTTGGGCGCTGGCAGCGGTATTGCTCCCGGCAATACCTTGGAGGGTGCCAACTAAAGATCCGGTAGAACTAAGCCGGTATTTATCGAGTGACCCTGGCCTAACAATAGCACCAGGGCCCATCGAAGTCAACACCGAATTTGCGGAGTTGAACATAAACTCACCTCTTAATGATGGTCGATAAGGCCAGGAATACTATACATAGGCATAGGCCGAGTAGCCTTACACTGGATGTAGAGGTCAGCAAACATCTGATTGGCTTTCGAACTGGTAACGGCAAGAACACGGTCAACATTGGTCTTGTCCTCACGAATCCACGCATCAGACAACTTCGGGAGCTGGGTATACTCGTCGGCAAGATGCCAGACATCCAAAGAAGTCGGAGCCTTAGAGCGCATCTCACCAGCCACGCGGGAGGGCTTGTAACGATAGTCAGCCCAGGCTTCCTGATAACCGAAGACCTCATCATCCGTAGAATTGCCCTGGGCATAAATCTCCTTATTGAGGATAGGCTGCTCGCCGATATTGGCAAAGACCGGGAAATAGTAGTCCAGGCGGTCACGACGAGACCAGAAACGCTCAAGGCCCTGCTGGTAAGTGTGATCATAGCGAGCGACCATAATGCCGATTACAAAACCATGCTCCACAAAAGACTTGATAAAATCACCATGCACATCGGTAGTAACACTAAAGGCGGCAGTATCACCAAGAGGAGTGCCAGAAGATTGAGTAGCCGAGGACTGCACAACTTGGTTGATATTAACAGGAATACGATTACCACCAAGATACTCAGGACGCTGAAGACGAGCATCGGGAGAGGTAACGCCGAAATGAGACTTGAGGATTTCAATGTAACGCGTACCTCCTCTTGCATCCTTCTCGTAAAGCTTTTGAATCTGGAAGGCCATGCGGAGCTGGTTAATAGTAGCAGAGGTTACGGAACCAGACTGGATTGCCCAAAGGTTATCCAAATACATAGAGCCATCAACACGGGACGAATAAGAACCAACACCCGAAGACACAGATTCAGAATCAGTGCCGCCAAAATTACTACCAAAATTCCAGGTCTGGATAATGGAAGAATAATCCTTATTAGGCTTCGCACCAGAAAGCCAAGCAGACATAGGAGCCTTAAATTGAGAATGGTCAACGCGATCGGGCAGAGTCACAACGGGGAGATTACCACCTTGAGCAACAGGAATAGTCACGTCAGGGCCCTTCTGGGGAGCGGGAAGGGCGCTGGTAAAGTAGTCATGAAACTTGGCAGCCTTAAAGGGCATACCGCCTTTGACAACATCGGTGATATAGTTGGTACCATTGGAACCTGCAAGGGTAGCATCATCCACAGGAATGTTGAGGGGGTCAGAGAGATTCTCATCGCGGAACCACTCATCCATGATGAGGGCATAAGCGCGGAAAGGCAGCGCGTTAACAGAGAGGTTGGCAACACCAGTAGGGATACCCATGTAGTCGGCAATAGAGCCAATAGACCAGCCACCGGAAGGAGCAGTCACCTGAGGGACAGAGTACTCGGTCTTGGGAATCCAGGCAGACTGTGTATTCTCGCCCATAAGCTCGCGCCAATGCTGCCAGACAATACGGTTAGGCACGAAGTAAAAATAAGTGTCCAAGTAAAGGTTGTCCATCATAGGAGTGAGCAGGGTTTGAAGACGAGCCACCATGGAAGTCTTCACCTGGAAAGTATCACCGGGCAAAATCTCATCCACGTAGAAGGGGATAACGTCTCCAACGTTGAAACTGAGTTTAACACTATGGTCACGCCGAAAAGTACTACGAGCAATATCAAGATTAGTAGGATTAAGAGCAAATCTTGTATTTTCATTGCGAGACAATTTAATACCTCCAGTCTGTAACGGTTGTTCAAAAGGAGGGGCCCATAGGGCCCCTCGCTCTCTGTTGTTCACACGGCCAGGGCGGCCGTGTAGGCTGCTTTAATCAGCGTCAGCCAATGTCAGGAATATAAAATTTAACCAGCGGGTGAGGCTGGGGCGGGGGTAGTTGCATCACCTCCTTCACTGGAATGGCCCTGGGAGGCCGCTGGCGGCTCACTGGCGGGGTTTTGGGTGGTGGGTGGTGTAACCATACCCATAGCCTGCAACCAGCTCTCAGAACCGGCCTGAGCGAGCCAGGCATGGAATGACTGGCCGAACTTCTCACGGGTTTCGAGGGGTAAGCTCATAAACGTCTGCTCGGCCTCTATCATGTGATTGAGCAGCCCGGCATAGGTCTGGGGCATTTCGGAGAAATCACCAAACATGCCTTGCACCTTTTGCAGAGCAGCAGTATCACCAGCATTGAAACGGTCCATGATTTTGTGGAGGTCCACAGAATCCTTGAAGGACTGAATGAACTCATAAAGGTTTTCTTTGCCAGATTCCTTGAGGGTCATAACGCCGAAGCGGTCGAACTCAGGGGAGTAAAGAATCTTCTCGCCGCAGCCGGGCTCAGAGCAGAAATGCTCCTGATCGCGGTGCCAAGTCTGGAACATCAGACATCCTCCTTCTGCTGCATAGAGCGAAGAACCTCCGCGCCGTCAGAAACGAGCTCATGAAGCTGCGCCGGAATAAGAACGCCCTTATCGGAATCGAACTCACCAATCCGGAAAAGCTGGAAATCGGAAGCGTGGGTAAAGAGCACGCCTTTGGATTCCATAATGGCATTCGCAAAATTACGAGCCGCAATATAATCATTCTGCTCAGTATTGAGACCAAAAAAACCGGAACGCAGATCACGGATAGCGTAAACGTTAAGCATCATTTTTATCATCCTCCAAATAACCAGAAAGTTCAATCAAACGGATTTGCAACTCCAAAGCCAAGAACTCATAAAAATCGAGCTCCATATCGAGAGAACGCCAAACTTTGGCGGCCAGCTCATAACAATCAGCGTCGAGACCTAGCCGAACACAGACGGTAGCACGTTCGTCATTCACATCCTGATACCTCCACGATAGATTTTGGGATTCACGTTGATTCGCTTGAAATTGACAGCGGTGTGGCGGAAGACTTGCCTATCCTGGGAACGCTTCATTCGTCGAGCCATAATTACAACTCCCTTCTCAAATTTTTTATACGGTTATGGAGCACACGCTCCTGGGTCTCTAAAATTTCCTCATAAGACATGGTGGATTGAGCCATTTTAGCCTTCTTAGCTTCCTCAGCAAAGTGCCTACGCCTAGCCTTAATCTCAACCATCAGCTCCGGTTGTTCCAGGTCAAACAACTTATCGAAATACTTAGGAGGACGAATCTTACGACCACCATCAGGAGTAGAAATAGAGATTGTGTCATACTCCATGCACTCGGGATGGTCTTCGTACCATTGACGGCCAATACCAGGACGGCGGGACATGTCGACATACTCGGGTTGAATGTTAAACGTCTGGTAGACATCGGCTTCGGGGCCACAAGCCTTCTTCATCACGTACCGGGCAACGTAAGCACAGGTTTCCCAGTTAACTTGACCAACCAGGACATAGCCGATAGGCTTCCGGATGCAAGGGGTGTCATACGCCCCTGGGCTTCAAAATTCAGAAGGAGGAAATCCAAATGAGAAACCT